CCGAACTCTCCTTTGAGTCCTTTGTCCCCTGCAGCACCTGCGTCTCCTACGGTACCTTTAGGACCGAAATCTCCTTTGAGTCCTTTATCCCCTGTAGCACCTGCGTCTCCTACAGTACCTTTAGGACCGAAATCTCCTTTGAGTCCTTTGGCTCCTGCATCCCCTTTGGCTCCTGTGTCCCCTACTATTCCTTGTGGCCCTATAGCACCTTTAAGTCCTTTATCACCGGCAGCACCTGGTCCTCCTGTAACACCTTTAGAACCTACAGCACCTTTAGGCCCTGTTTCACCCGCGCCACCTTTAGCCCCTTTATCTCCGGTAGATCCACCCTCACCTTTCTGGCCTGTAACACCTGTGTCACCTTTTATTCCTATTCCGCCCTTAGGTCCGGATGGGCCTTGATCACCTTTCTCCCCTCCAGCAGATACGTATAATTCTTCTATACTATATGTACCACTAGCTAGTTTTATCTTAGCGAGTATTGCATCATTAGTAAAATCAGGTATAAAAGCTTGTACTTTTAAAGATGAACTAAAAGGTCTTTGTACTATTTGTTCTAAATATACTAAAGTATTAGATTCTATAGATCTTACTCTAGCAAACGATTCGTAAACTGAAAAAGTTAAAGTTGTACCACTTGCAATAGTTTGTTTATTTCCTAGAGTTAATGCAGTTCCATTAATGGCTTCTACATATGTAACTCCGCTGATACCTGTTCCTGTAACTGTTTGTCCTACAGAAATATTTGAATTTGTTCCAGAAAGTGTTACTGATTTACTTTCTGTGATTGCTCCACTAGTTGCTTGAGTGGTATTTGAGCCATTTGTTATCTGTATTAAATTACCTACACTTAATTCTGTAGTGAATGAAGTACCTGTACCATCTACTTGGTTAGAAAATCTTTCTATAATAATAGTTCCTGAAGTAGAAGATAATCCATTAGTAGATGTAGAGATATCTGCAAAATAACTTACGGGAGGAACTGAATCTGTCTGATTAATAATTTTTAATGCTTTTAATTTATCAGCACTTTCACTAGAGTCAAAAAGCAAATAAGCTTCGGTTCCCATTCCACTGAAGTCTTGTTTATATGTAGCTTCAGTAGTAGACGTGTTTGTAAAAGTAACACCATTAGGGTTTGTAAAAGAATAATTGTTTGAACTAAATTCTAAAACTGATCCAGTTACTAGAAGATTTCTACTTGATGTTCCCCCTTGAGGTACTAATTCAGTTCTAGAAACACCTGGAGTGACAAGTTCTGATTCTGCTATTTCAATATCTCTCTTAATAAATTGAGACACAGATCCTATTGCTGTTCTTGTTCTTAGCCTTACATTGTAGACACCCGCAGAAATATTATCAATTGTAAAACTTTGATTTACACTGTTGACAAGTTCTGTAGTTTCATCTCCATTAAAAGTATGTACGATTTCAAAGCCATTTGCAAACTTATATTTACTTCCATCTGCATTTAAAGGGTAATCCCAGCTAAGAGTAGCTTTATTACCTGTAATAACTCCAGAAGTATCTGTAGATGACGTACTATCACTTGAGTCCATAGGTTCTACTGTAATAACTAGGTTTTTAGGTGCGGGAACTACATCATCTGGATCCGCAGACTCTTTTGTTGGTCTAGTCTCCAATGCATACCCTCTTTCTATTTCTGTGAATTTTTCTCTGTGATATTCTGTTGCTACAATGCCAAACTTACCTTCATCCTCTTTTATTGCAACAATTTTATATTCTTTTATTGTTCCAACTTTTTGAGTTCCATCTGTGTTGTATAACTTTAATGCCCATATTGTTTCAGTATCTGGAGCACTTGTAAAAGCAGAACTAACTGTTAAAGAAGATACATTGCCTGCTGAAGTTGTAATTGTTTGAATTTCTGTTGTAAATTCTTCTGTCCACTCTAAGTTGGCCTCTTCATTTACTGCTGCAGTTGAGGAACTAATTGAAGTAACTAAATCTCCTTTTACGTAGTCTACTCCTCCAATAGTTGCAAAGTCATCTATAAGATACGCACCTCCTTTTGGGTACATTAAAACTAACTCAGGTGGAAAATCAGAAGTATACGCAGGTAAACTAATTGTTCTATCTAAAGGAATGACTGTTGTTGATCTTGTTCCTGTATTTGAAACTCTACCTGCATATGAAACTCTGTCTCTATCTGCATCTTGAATAGCTATAACTTGTCCTGGGAGTAATCCTATTGCATTTTGACCTGTTTCAAAACTTACTGTTTCTTTTTCATTTTTCTCGGAGAGAAGTTTCCATTTACCCATTCTATGGGCTTGGCCTCTAGAGGTACACGCAAAAGCAAGAGACTCTGACCTTATAATTCTTCCTGTTTCTGCAATACTTTCATAATCTTCTACATATTCAGTAGATTGTCTATAATTATCTTCTGGGTCATTCCATGTTACTTTTACTTGATTTGTTCTTACTCTATCGCCTGTTCCTTCATAAGTAAATTGACCATCAATAATATTAGCTTTTGAAAATAGTGCTACTGGTTGTTTTGGCTGGTCTGCTGTTGCTGTAAACTCTCCATTTGCCCAGAGACCCATTCCATGAAATACAGAAGCAAGTTGCTTTAATACATTAGTAGCTTCTCCAGCTTCTGAAAAGTAAATATTACAAGTGAATCTAGGCTCTGTGCCTCCATTTCCATCTGGAATTTCTTCATCACAATACTTAGCAAGTCTAAAAAGTTCATACTTATCTATATTGGTTTTATCTACAAATTGACCCATTCCATAACGATTATTTGTAAGCATATCATACATAATCCACACAGGATTATCACAGAATACTTTTCCGTGATTTATTGAAGCTTGGTTAAAAGTTTGTATATCTCCTCTAAAATTTCCATCCCAGTTTTGATATGAACTTTCTGTTGCTCCTGAAGTAATATTTCTTGTATATGCTGCTGCTCCACCTGTTTCTTCTCTAGTACGGTAATTAGTAGGGACTTGTATTTTTACTCCCTTTAAAGCAAAAGCACGGGTAGGTACTGCACCCTCATAATCTTTTGCATTGAAAGAAGTAAAAGTGTATGCAGTATGTGGATATGTAAGTTTATCTTTTATTATGCTTTCTACAGTTGTTAATGTACAAGAGTTGTTATGTTGAAAACTACCATCTTTAAAATTTAAATCATTTATTCTTCTTATACGAATTCTAAAATCATCAAAAGGTTGAAACTCTTCAGTATTTATTACAAACTCTTCTACAAATGCTGCATACTGAGCTTTAGAAGGTTTAATATATCCATTATTTGGTAAATCTGACATACTTCTAGCAAAAATATGCAATCCTCTAGATCTTGTTAAAATATCATTATTACTTGGACCAAAAGCAAGTTCTGATGTATAGCTAGACCCTCCATCAGTAGAATACTCAAAGAATATTTGTAGCTCTACAAAAGAAGGTCCTTTTGCGCCAGAAGAGTTTTTTATTGCATGACATGAAGGTAAGTTAAAAGTTAAATGTACTTCATCTATTTCTGAAGGGTTTGATACCTCTAAGAATGCTGAAGTCATAAGAGTATCAGCAGAGGTTCCTTCAAGTTGAGAAGGTTCATCTAAGTCGTTATTATAGGCATTTACTAGGTTGCCTGTTGTACCTATATTTGCACGAAGATTGTTTTGTTCGAGTTCTATATTTGGACTAGCGATAATTGAAGCCTGTCCAAAAGAAGTGTTCATACTAATTGGTGGTTGGTTTAATGTTCCTGTATTTAATGCAAATTGTAAGTTTTCAATGTTAAATAGGTTTTTTAATCTATCATCTGTTGTAATAGCACCTGTTAATACCCCTGCTGCATTTGTTAAAGTAACTCCTGGAGCAACACTTAAAGTTGCATTATTACCAGAAACACTTGATACTTTAGATACATGGTCAGTAAATATGTCTACATTACTTACAGTAGTTGCAACTAAATCTTCTATAGTAATTTCTGTTGCACTAACAAAAGTACCTACAGTTACTAAATCAGTTCCATTTGCTCCTGCTCCTGCTAGTGTTATATACCCTTTTATTGGTTTTGATCTTAAATCGCCTAAAAGACTTGAAGTGAAAAAACTAGAAGATGTAGTTATTGTGTTGGAATCTTTAGTTGCACTTGCTATACCCGTTCCTTTTTTACCTGCTTTTTCAAGCAAAACATAACGAATACCTAAGCTTAATCCAGTTGCATTATTATTACTTAATGCACCTATAGTTCCAAACACAGAACTAGATATAGTTGTATTATTTGCAGTAGTATTTAAAACAAGATTTCTGTTTTTTACAATTTCATTTGCAAGGGAGTCAATAATTGGAACATCATTTATGTATACAGAAGCAAATCCATCTGCTAATCCTTCAATCTCTCCTTCGGAAAGAATATCGTAAGCAGCTGCAATCTGTGTTTTATTTGGAGTTGATCTATCTCCTTGTGTTTTTGTCCCGAAGGGTTTACTAGTATATTTTGCCATTATCTTTGATGCGTTGCTCCTGTTCGTCTTCTTGATCCGCCACCTGTTGTTGTTCCATTAGACCCGCCGTAATATGTACTTGAAACTGAAGATGAGCTATAATTTAATGCGGCTCCTTTTAATTGTCCAGTTTGAAAACCCTGACTGACAGGAGTTCCACCTATTTTTAGTGTACCATATAATACTGGCACAGGTTGTCCTTGTTCTAAGTTGTTGTCTGCTCCATTAAAAAGAAAGGAAGGATCTGATGTCATATCTCCAGCATCTGGAGCTGACATCTCTGTTATACCTGCTATTGCTAAATTTGCCCCTAACATCATCACCATTGCACCCGGTACTGTTAAACTTACAGATAATCCGGCAGCCATAGCTTGTGATGCACTTAATCCTGTAACCGTTCCAGCACTTGCGCCTGCTATACTAAGAGTTCCACCTGCCCCCATTCCTGCAAATCCGGCTGCAGATATACCTCCACTAGCTGTTAGTCCTCCACTAGCTGAAAACATTCCTCCCATTCCGGGCATAAAAAACATTGCCGCTAACATTAGTAGTCCTGTTAATAATTTTCCAAGACCTTTTCCTGACCCTGCTGGTACAGGGGATATAATTACAGTATCTTTTAAGTTATTTAATCCGAGTTCATCTATGTCTGCATCTATAAAATCTTCTCCATTCTGTATAGTAAATGCAATATTTTTATCATGGCACTCTGCTATATATTCTTTGAACCCGTCTACTTGACAGTCAATAAGTTTTAAAATCTCACGCACGGAGTTACCTGCACACTGCCATTCAGTACCAAAGTTGTCTCCTAACTCTCCTAATAATTTAACGTGGGTCATAAATAAATTCCTTTTTGTCTGGGTAAGATACTATTAAGTATGGAATACCTAATGCCTTACAGTTGTTTTTGTCATGCTCACTTGGATAACAATCTTGATCATAGTGACTATGGACTACATATAATATTTTTGATTTAATTGAATACTTAACGTATTCTTTTGGGTCTATTGTAAAGTGGTCTTTCTCTCCACTTATATTTTCTAGTGGAATAAATTTTGGATTTTCTTTATCAATAATTAATCCACATCCTTCTCTTGGAGCTTCGATAGCCATATGACTATATATTTCAGGTAATAGTCTACTTAAATTTTCTTGCACCGGGGAAGCCTCCAAAGGGTAAGGGTCTAGTTGTAACTTTAGTTGCTTTTCCACGACTTGAAGCTGTTCCTAGATTTATAGGATTAAATCCATATCTACACTGACATGAAGAAAGTCTTTTTCCACATAGATCACCTCTTTTCCAATATTTTCCAAACTCTTGTGCATTATTGGTATGAGTTATCTTTGCTTGCCATAAAAATTCTGTGCCTGATGTTGGTTTCGCATAGTCATTTAATTTGTCATTAGTATAAGCATAATATGTAGCACTAGTTGAATAATTATTATGTATTCTTACTCTTGCCCAATCTGAGTGATTATCCTGTGGAGTCACACTAGTGTTTCTTGTTGCTTGCCAGTAATTGTTTATAGTAGAGTTATCTGCTCCAGTATCAATTGTACCATCTGCTTTATATCTTCTAACTCCACTGGAAGTTCCTAATGTGGTTGTAGTTTTATAATAACTGTCTTTAGTTCCGCTTCCTGCCCAAGCTGTAAATCCTGCATCACCATTAACAACATACTCATCATCTGAATTTACATATACTTGATATGCTGTACCACTTACTATAAACTTACTCTCACTATGCCAAGTACACCCACCTCTTTTGTTTTCTTCTGTTTTTTCTGGGCTTGCTCCCTGATATTGCCAAGGACAAGCATTGTGTCCAACTACACGGTATGGAAGAACTAAGCCTTCAGTATTAAATGGACTTGTCAGTTCAAAAGCAATAGTTAAAGAGTCTTCTTGTTCAACTCTATCTACTACCCACATCTGTCTTGGGAACTCTACTGGAGCAACTCCTGAAGCTGTTTCTGAGGCCTCTCCTACTAAGTATTTTTGTAAGGTTCTTCGTCTGTATATTTTCTTTCCTATTAAATCTTGAAATGTTAGGGGAGAGATTGCATTTTCAAAGTCTGTTAAAATGTTTGCAATCGTTAATACGGGTCTGGCTGATACTCCTTTTGTTGTTATATCGATTCCTTCTATTTCTAATGGAATAGGTATATAGGTATTTTTCTGAGTATGTGTATCATAGTCATAAAGCTCTATACTTTGAAGATTGCCATCAGGAGCCTTTGTAATATAAGCTTTAGCATTATTATTTAATTCAATTTCATAAAGGTCTACAATCCCGGAAGGTTGTTCTAGTTTTTGAACTTCTTTTATTGGTATTCTTTCTCCCATTATGCTTCATACACCCTTTCAAATGAGCAAGATAAACTATAGAAGTTATCATAGGCCCATGTTTGATTCCAGGACTTACATACAACTTTTACTGTTTCGTTGCCATTAGTATCATCTATAGTCATTCTAAATTTTGTAACTCCCCCTAAACTTTCAAAGAAAGCCACTAAGTCATCAATTTCTGCTTTAGGTCTTGTAGTAAAACTTACGTTCATTCCTTGAACTAGATTATTAATACCATCTGCTAGTCTTTGTTCATACCCATCTCCAAAAGTTATAGTATGTACTTTAGGTGTGCTTGATCTTTGGAATCCTTTATCTACAACTACGCCACCAGAAAAACCTGTTATATTACTTCCATCGTTTTGAAATATTGCTGTTGCCATTATCTACCTAATACTCCTCCAGGTCTTTTTTCTCTTTGTATTACTTCCATTACTGCTGCTTCCATCATTTTACCAAGTGCTTTTCCTTTTTCTCCATCCGCAACATTTGAAGAGCTTCCATCAACATTTACGTTAATTGATACATTGTTTGTTCCGCTTCCGCCTTTCATATCAACAGGTATGCTTCTTCCATTTGGTAAAGGTACAACAGCTTCATTGTGTCTTCCTTCTCCTACTAAATAAGTAGGTTCTGTTGCTATTCCACCTTGTGAATATTTAGGAATGATTCCACCAGTTGCCATAGGTATTATTCCACCATTAGCCATAGGAGTTGGGAATCCCATAAATCCTAAAGCTTTCAATGCTAGTTGCTGTGCAGCTATTTGAGCCATTTGTTTTAGCATCATTAATGCCATATCTTTAAATGCTTCTTTCGCTGACATAGAGCCTTGTGCAATTGCTACAAACATATCTTCTATACCTTTTGCAAAGCTCATCTGTAATTGACCTAAATGACTTGCCGCGAATTCTGCTGCTGTTGTTTGTGCTTTGAGTAACTCTAATTTCTTTTCATTGTTTGCAATTGAAGCTTCTTCTGCAAGTTGTTCGTCGCTACCCGCCGTGAATTCTTGCTTTTTTAGTACTGCTCTTTGATTTACGAGAGCAAGTCTTTTTTCTTCTATTTGGAATTTTTTCTGTTCTACGTCTTGTTCTTTCTTTGCTTGAGCTCCAAATCCTGTTCCACTATACATGCTGTTAAATCCAACATTTCCTATCTGTGAGGCTAATGCTTGAGAATTTACATTAAGAGTATCTTTTTTCAGTTGTAAGTTTAAAGCTGCTATATCTAATTGCTTTTGTTGCTCTGCGTTAAGTACCTTTTGAACGCCTACTTCTTTTGTGACTGTTGTTACTTTATCTTTAGCAAGCTTTACTGAGTATTCAGCATCTAGTACTTGCTCTGCCATTATGCCCCCAGCTTCTTTGTATTTATCAATCTCAAATTGAGCATTCTCTCCAAATTCTTTTTCGAAGTCGGCTCTTGTTTTATTATCTTTTAGGCTTAAAGCTGCTACTACAGCTTCAGCATTTGCTTGGTCTTGTTGTGCTCGTGCTAGTTTTTCATTTACTTTTAGCATGCCCGTAGCTTCTATTTTTGCTTTTTTCTCTGCTATTGTTCTTGCATTTGCATGGTCTAAGAAAGTTCTTGCATTTTCTTGTTGAGTTGTTAGAATCAATTTTTCAGCTGTTACAATTCCATCAAGTGTTATTTTAAATTCGTTTAACTTGGTTAAATGGGCCGCGTCTTCTTCGTTCCTAGCTCTAGCTATAGCTGCTTCATCTTCTTTAGTATCTGGATTATCAGTAACAGTGCCTCCCAGTTTTGTTTTGCTAATTAGGGCTTCCTGTGTTAGTATCATATCATTTAAAGCTTTTCTTTGATTTTGCATAGGCAAACCTTTACCTGACATACCTGATAAAGCTTGTTGAAAACTTTTACTAGTTTCTCCATACCTTTTTACTCTTTCAGTTAAACTTACATAAGCTCTTTCTTCATCTCCTAGTCTTTTAATTTGATCGTCACTTAAAGAACCATTCTTTTCAAGTTCAAGTCTCATCTCTTTATAAGTATCTT